TAAATTCAAAACTTTTTCCTACTAGATCATCTAGTGCTACAGTTGCAGTATGATGACTTGTATGTGGATCGTTGTACTCGCAAACATCAAAATTCAATAGTGTTACGCCGTCCCAGAATATTTTTCTGATTGCTACTGGAGTGTCGCTGTTTAGTTTATATGTGCCACCGTACTTTTCTGATAATTGAACTGTAAACATATCGCCTTTACGTGATACAACAATATCTGGCTCATCGATTTCAGCCCACTTGATATTAACAATTCTATGTAATACATCATCTATTTTAAATAAATTTTGTACTTCAGTAATTTCTAAACTACCTGACTGTACATCTACAAAACATTTATTCATTTTGATTTCACCTTCAATGATTGCCATTGCAGTTTCAGTATCAATATCAATAGTTTTCTTATAACGATCTCTGTCAATAGAATAGTCAGGACCTACGCACATTACCTTTCCTGTTTCAGGATCAAATGCTGCCAAGTAATTTAATTCAGGTGGCTTCCAATTAGCAATCCATTCATCAAAGTCTGGAAGGTCTGGAATATTTCTTATCTTTTCTTCCACGCTATTTCCTCCAATATGTTAATTGTTTCTAGTGTTATTTTATCTTTTTCTACATAATGTAAAATATCTGTTTGCTGAAAGTTGCCTATCTTTACTTGTGCATTTCTATCAAAGTAAAAGCCTACGTGATCACTTACTGTGTCTGCAGGATAAGGCCAATTTTGTATCATACCTTTCATATGTACAACACGGGGAAACTCTAAAGGATATGCAATATCATCTGCTATATCTAATATGTTTGCTGCTAGTGCAAATGCTTCGTCTGTGCCTACTACTTTAGGTTTGTGAGTAGGTAAAAATTCATTGCTAAATTTATGCGGGTCTTTAATAATATGACGTTGTAAATTAAAAAATTCTTTTGCTAGATCACTATCCTTTTTAAAGAAAGTGTAAAAACTATACAGGTTAGGTAGTTGATTTGCTGTAAACGTTTTTCTATAATGATCACTTGTTACAAGGTCTCCTCTATATGTATACGAATTGTTTGCAACATATAGTTCGCTATGTTTAATAAAGTATTCTGCCCAGTGACTGTAATCTCTAAAAAACAACATATCTGCATCTAAGCAAACTGTATTTGCAAAAGGAGTTACAGTATCCATATAGGATCTACTATCCCAACCTTCTGGTCCTTGATATTCTATTACGTGGTCAAATACCCAAGTTGATGTAAAGTTTTTAATGTGCTGTTTGTCATTAATCACAAGAGCAACTTTATCATACCCTTCTTTTTGTGTATTCTTAATGCTTAATGCAAGTGCATAAGCAAGCCGAGTATAGTTTGTATCATTACCTTCGTTGACAATAATTAAATAACCAAAGTCTATCATACTAACTCCATAAACTTATCAATGTTTCTTGTAATAGATTGTTTATTCATTATGTGAATATCTCTATCTTTAACATTACATAAAGTGTAATCATTTAAATTTGCTGTGAGAACTTGTATTCCATTTTCGTTAACATCATAAACAAGATCCATATCCGGTACTGATAATACCGGAGGCATTGCATAATCATTGTCTGTTTCAAAACCATAAAGTATATGTCTTGCAATACCAAATGAAATGTCATTTCTATACATTCGACTATCGAATCTAAAAATGTCAGCAAACTTTTTGTAATTATCTTTAATATGTTTTACTAATTCAAAAAATACTTTCGTATCTTCATTTTTTGTAAACATTACTGTTGTCGCCCATAACAGTCTTACACCTGTATCACTGATGTACCTATCAAGGTAACCTATTCTATCTCCTTGAACATCATTGTACTTTGTACTAATAAGGATATCACTGTCACAGTCCCAATATTCATTTAGTGAATCTGAGAAAATAAAGTAATCACAATCAATCATTAATGTTCGATCGTAAGGAGTAAGATCCCAAACACTGGATCTATTACTATTTTTAAATGGTGCTGTTACAGATTCTTTACCGTCTTTAAATTTGCGTTGTTGTAAATCTGTAGGACGTTCTACATCAATAATGTGTTCAAAAGTTTCTTCTGCTTTATCCCATAAGTTAGATTCACGTAACCAATCAATTGTTGACTGGTCTGTTACTAAACTAACAGGAACACCTAGATGTTTTTTAGCAAGGCCGCCTGAGACTAGTGCCATCTTTGCATAATCTATCTGCCTATTATTGTGTGCAAATATTACTACGCCTTTTTTCACGATACTAATGACTCTACTGATCTGCTTTTTTTAATTTTTGTATATTCTTCGTGATACTCAAATGTAGCACTAAAATATCTATCAAAAATTTCATCTCTAAATTCAACTAAGTTTTCAACTAAAATTGGATTTTCATTTTCATCTAAAATTACAATGTTTTCAGATCTATCTTTGTAGATTAGCATTTCAACAAAGTTTAATAAAGTTCTGTCAATCTTAAAGATTCCGCCGTTTTTACCATATGTAAGTCTGGCTTCAATCTTTTCTTTTAGTGTTTTGCGCTGAACAGCAAGTGTTTGACGATACTTTGAAAATTCTAAAGCATCTTTGTATTCATTTTGCATAATAACTCCTTGTTTATAATGTACGCATATATTTATTGGTACATTAGGAGTGTAAGTGCTATTTGTGGTAGGAAGGTTTTAACTAATTTCTATTACTGCGCCAATGTTCACTGTGGGTGTAGCAATGTTAAAATTACCTGATGTTGCTGGTTGTAAAGTACCTGTTGCTTCAGTTGTTTGTACAGTAACCGTAAGTTGTCCGTCTACAACGTCAGGGCCATAACCGCCATCACCTGGATTAAGTGGTCCGCCAACCGGTGGTCCGCCTTGTTCTTCGTGATCATCAACAAACTCAATGCGGAATTCAATTGTGTCTGCGCCTGTAAGATATGGATTTGCTTGGTTGGGTGTTCTTGCAAATATTCTATATCTATTTAATGAATAAGGACTACTGCCTACTACATCAACAAATGGATTTGTAAATGTGCTTGTAGTTTTGTAAAAGTTAGATCCGTTAAATGTAGGGCCTGCTCCAGTGCCTGGATGATTACCGCTAAATTTTTGTGTTCCTGCAGATGTTAAAATAGATGTCCAAGATGCATTTTGATTTGTACTAGATCCGCCTGTGCGTGTCGACGTAATATCAATACTGCTACCGCTGTTAAAAAAATGTCTACTCTCATCTAAATCGCTAAACTGTACCTGTACAATACAAATAACTGAATCGCTCCAATTATCTCCATATGTTGCATTTGGCCAAGTTTGAAACGATGATCCGTGATTTACAGTTCTACGTTGTCCTGCTACTGCTAAATTTCTTGCATTAGCATAAATGGTGTTTACAAAAGCACCCCACTTATCAACAGGCATTGTTGGAGTAGTAGATGATGTCGGATCCATATACCTAATTTTTTTACGTTCTGTAACTTCAAGCATATTAACTTGACTTGATCCGCTTGGTAATGCATTGTTAAGATGATTATAAGCGTTCCAAATATCGTATCGTAAATCACTATACTGCTGGACACTAACTTTATCACTAGTACTAACTTGTGAACTTAGCACAGTCTGTCCGTATCCTAGCCAACCAAATCCATCAGACTTACCGTCGCCTAAGACACGGCGTATCTTAAGTTGCATATCGTTGTAATAATCTGGATCTATTAAGTCGTGCGTTGCTGGCATTCAGTTACCTCTTACACTATTTAAGCCGCTGTGATGTTGGACATATTGAAAGTTGGCACAGGTAAAACCCACGGATCTAAGTCAGGTTGTAAAGTACCGGTAACTTTAACGTGCTGACATTCTATTTCAACTCCAAACACTTCATCGTCTGGTAGTGGACCAGGTTGTGGATCGTCTGTATAATCGTCAATCAATTCAATTTTTAATGTGAAAACCGTTGCTACACCTGTTAAGTTTGATGGTTGATTGCATTTTGCTGAAAGTTTATACCTATTAGCAGCATATGGTGCCGATGAAGTAAATTCATAAAATGTTTGATATGAGTTTGTTAAGTCGTATGCGTTAATTGGTACTCCGCCACCAGGACCAGTATTCTGTGCGTTTGCACCAAATTCTACATTACCTGAACTGTCAAGTATAGTATTCCAATCATTGTTTTGTTGTGTTGAAGGATAACCATCTAATAGATTAGTATCAATCCTAATTCTACTACCTGAATTCCAAAAGTATCTTGCATCATTTGCAGATGCAAAAGTCATTTCTAATTCACTAACTGCTAAATTGGACCAAGTACCACACGTTTTTGTATCAATAGTATCAACAGATTGGTTCTTTTGTGATACAACAAATCTATCACCTCTTGCTGCTTGTATTAAATTTGTATAACTTTGAAAAGGTTCTGATGCTGTAGCAAGGATAGGATTTGTAATATTTGCAAATACAGGACTAGGTAACACACCTGTTTGATGTATAAGCACACTCATTAAGTCAAATCTTAATTTATCAAACTCTTGCTTTTCAATTCTTTGGCCTGCTGTAACTGTTCCGCTTACAATTGCTTGTCCGTAACCATACTGGCCTGCTCCAGTACCTAATGTAGTTGTGATTAGAGTACTTAGATCATTAAAGTCTGCGGCAAGTATTTGATTTCCGGATGATACTGGCATTAAAGAACCACCGCTTCAATATAATCAACACCTTCTGTAGATGCTTCAAGTGCAATAGCAAATACATCAGCATCTTTTGCTGCTGATACTTTAGCAGTTCCGTCTGCTGCTGCAACAAGTCTGTCGCCTTTGCTAACACTGCCTGAAATTTTAACTGGTACTCTACCTTTCAGTGCAATATACTGTCCGCCTTCTAAGATGGTATTCATCATAAAAGCAGGGCTCTCAGATATAACACCTAATGCTCTATTACCTTCTTGGCATTTCGTAACTTCGGCTGCTCCGCCTACTGCTACTACAGTACCAACTTCGTATTCTGCATCTGTTAAATATTTTTCTGCTAAGTCAGCATAACGTGCTGCGGTTGCAGTACCTTGGAATAAGTTTGCAAGAATGTTTCCTGAGCCATCTCTAGCAGTAATTGTGTTTGCAGTGGCAGTTGTCTTTGCTGTTTTGTAGTTAGGATCGCTGTCAGTTGCACTGTCATCAATTTTAATTCTGTCTGCTCTAGTTGCTACACCTTGGAAAGTGGTTGCGTAAATATCACCGTTTGAATCTCTTACTGGAATACTCGTTCCTGATGCAGGAACACTCGCAGAAGGTTGAATACTGTTTAAAGCACTAGCATTAGTAGCAGTACCTGTAAGTGAACCTTGTACGTTACCTACTAATGTACCTAAAATATTTGCGCCAGCATAACCAATTTGTTTTGTACTACCGTTAACTAAGATAGCGTTACTACCGTCTGTACTAATTATACTACCGTTAGTATTACCTGTTAAGTTACCTGTTACATTTCCTGTTAAGTTACCAAAAATGTCTACACCGTATACTTCTTTCCATTTGTTAGAAGGTCTACCTAGTGTATAAACATTATCGTCTCCAGGATATATACCGTCAACATTAATGTTTGCAACTTCTCTATTTGTTAATCCATCTTCAACAATTCTAAAGTTAATTGGATTACCTAGTTGTGATACTACTCGGATTTGGTTTTCGTTTTCAACAAATAATTTTAAGTCGCTTTGGTCACCAATTTTTAAACCGCTATCTAAGAAACTAATTAAGTTTTCAAAAGTAACATTATCGCCTCTTAAAAATTCTGATGCTTGGATAAACGATCCATCAATAATTAAACCTAATGAAGAACTACTTGTTCCCCAATAATAATGGTCACTTGATGTAATACCTGTTGAACTTGTGTTTACAAGTGTTAGGCCTTTCTTAATTAATGTAAATCCGTCAATTGGATTAACTGATGTATTAAGTGTGAATTCTGTTTGCGATACAATCGCCATTACTTTACCACCAGCAGTAATTCTTAAAATACTGTGGTTAGTATTACCTGAGTCTTTAACAACCTGCGCAGTAACACCTGAACTTCCTAAGTCTGGTGATGCTTCAGGTCCTACTAAAATAAATTCTGATCCTGCCCAAGCATATAACTGTTTAGCGGAAGAATCCCACCAAAAGTCACCTTGTGCTAGTCCTGAAGGTGCAGTTGCACTTACTTCTGCGCCGCCTGCTGCTTTCCATTTGCCACCGTCATAAAATTTTAGTTTTGCATTTGCACTATCAAACCATACTTGTCCTTTTACAGCCTTGGGTGGTTGTGTAGTATTAGCAAAGTTTTCAAGTAAGTGTAGGAAGTTTTCGTTCTGAACTTCGCCGTATCCAGCGTAGTTTTTACCTACAAATCGTAAATCCGTAGTTGTGTCGATTGTACCGTCTTCTACGGAAGTTAAAAACTGTCCATTAAATTTGTCTACTTGATAAGCCATATTGTTTTCCTAGTTTACTACTGTATTTATTCAATTATTCTATCTGACGCATCTTGGCGCTGTTGCTCTAGAGCAGTATACTCTTCAGCAGTAAGTGTAGTTGATAGTCCTAAATGCTGCTCTCTAATGTGTCTTAATACTTTCCAATCTGTGTTATTTAAAAATTCACGCTCTAAACCATTAGCATCCGCTTGTGCTTCTGCTGCTTGTTCTTCCGCAGATACAGGAGTAATACTGTCATTACTAGTATTAAAGATATGTGTTCCTGCACGCAATTGATCGTATTGTGCGTCTGTAATTGTAACAACACGCACTGTTGCTGGAGCATTAGGCTCGTAATCTAGTAACGCTGTTACTTCATTATTTTCTATACATACATATCCTGCCATAATTAACTCCAAATTGCCAAATAGTTGCCTTTAGGTTTAGCACGTTGTTCTGTGCCTTGTACCCACACACGGATTCTATCTGATCTAATATCCCATTCACAGCGTATGCTGTCGTTTCCATCAACTCCACCTGCATAGTGGATTCTACCTATACTTGCAATAAATGCAGTAAGGTTACTCATTGTCTTTCCGCTTGGCGGATAAACATCAAACCAGTTTCTACTATCGTTAAAACTGCCTACTTGGTTAGTAAAACTTCCAACTGCTTGTTGATCTTTGTATACAAACGTATAACTTTGTGCTACATTGTCAACATAACGTTTTGTTGCAGCGTGTAAGTTTGCTGTAGGGTCAGCGTGCAGTGATAAAAAGCCTGACATTGTATCGCCTGCTCTATCAACTGAATTAGGATCTTCTGCTGTAATAGTAATGTTACCTGTGTTATCAAACACTGTACCATTAATTGTTCTGTTGCCTGATAATGTTGAAGCAGATGTTGCTGTGCTTGCATTACCATTAAGTGATGCACTAATTGTTCCTGCACTAAAATTACCACTGCCGTCTCTAGCAACAACTTTGTTTGCTGTGTTTGCAGTATCTGCATCGACATCAAGTGTTACAGCATATGCACCTGGATATTCTGTTCTACCATTACCGTCTAAGTAGTTGCCAAATGTCAATGGTTGGAAACTTGGTGAACCCCAATACGGAGCGCCTGATCCATTTGAAATAATTGTTTGTCCTGGTATACCTGCGGCTGTAATTACAGTTGCTCCTGGACCGCTTTGATATACAAAGCCGCCTGCAACTCCACCTGACAAGTTATCTGCTGCGACAGCAGCAGTAGCATTAGTTGCTGTACCTGTTAAGTTTCCTGTAAAAGTTTCAGCATAAGCATTTTTAAAACGTAAAGTTGTTTTACCTAAGTCACCATCTAAGTCAGTAACTGGAACAAGTCCGCCTAAAGGACCAATGCCGTCTGTAACTGCTGTATCGTTACTAATAAGTTTTAAAGCAAAATTATCACTTGGATCTTGTACTTGAATTGTTAGTTCTGCTGTTGCACTAATAATAGGATCTGTTACTGCATTTAATAAAATTTTATTATTAATTTCAATTTTACTTCCAACGTCAAGATCTGTAAGTGTTCCAACTCTTTCTAAGTCACTAGTTTTAATATTGTTTGCAATAGAAACACCAGTAAGTGTTGATCCGTCTGCTGGTACAGTAATATCTGCTGTTCCGTCAAATGCAACTCCATTAATATCACGTGGTGTTACTAATCTAGTGCTTGTAGATGAATTACCTGTAAGTTGCGCTCCAATAAATTGATTTGCTGTTACAGTGTCAAATGTACTTGTGCCTGATGCTGCTGTAACATTACCTGTTACATCACCAACTAAGTTTGCTGTAATAGTTCCAGCAGCAAAGTCGCCGCCGCTATCTCTTACTACAATTTTACCAATAGTGTTAGATGATGTTGCATCAATAGTCCAAGTAGTAGGATTGCTACCATCAAAGTTGCTTCCTACAATGTATGGTCCTGATTCAAGTGCATTTGTAGTTGATGATGTAATTGTAACATCTTGACTACCATCAAATCCTACGCCGTTAATTAATCTTATTGTTGATAATCTATCTGCTTCTGTTGCACTGCCAACTAGGTTTCCAGCAAAAATATTGTTGCTATTGATATTGAAACCTGCTCTAATAGCACTAAAACCTGTAATAGCATTATCTGGTCTAATATTAAATGTATTACTTGCAATAACTCCAATAATTAAATCATTTACAAATACCTTGATAATTGGGTATTCAACATCATTGGTTGCAAATACTGAATCTGAAACTGCTTCTGTTCTTCCAAAGCCTTCTGCAACTTGTGGTCCAATTAATTGCCAGTCTGTTCCTGTATAAACATATAATGTTTTGTAAGGAGTTTTAAACCAAAAAGAGCCAAGTGGCGGATTTAATGGAGCATCATCGGATACACTAGCAGTACCTGCTTCTACCCATTTATCACCATCATAAATTTTTGCTTGATTAGTTGTTGTATCAAACCAAATCTGTCCTGCGATAGGAGTGCTAGGTGCAGCAGTGTTTGCAAAGTTTTCTAATAGGAACAAGAAGTTTTCGTTTTGTATTTCACCGTAGCCAATATAATTTTTACCTACAAGTGTAATACTTGTTGAAGTATCAACAGTAGCATCTTGTAATACCGCTAATTCTGTTCCATCACTTTTATTAATTGTATATGCCATCTATCGCTCCTGATTCTTTATGGTAACACCGTGTCTGATACGTGTGTCCAAACTCCTGCAAGTAGTTGGAACACTTTAATAATTCTTGTAGTTGTAACACTTGGCGCATCAACTGTTGCCTGTGATACCGAAACGTTAGTAACCGCTGCCGCTGTTCCTGACGGAGTATTAAATGTTGCTGTTGATTGATTTACCAACGGATTAATATCTAAACTTGTTGTTGAGTTACTTAATAGTGTACAAAGGATTCTTGCATTAGTACCATCTCTGTATTCGCTTGGTGGTGCTAAGTTTGCAAGTACGTTTGTTGCAATGTAACTGTTTGGTTTACCATCTGATAAGTCCATACTAAAATGTATTGTTCTTGTTTCAATTGTGTTATCTACATATTCTTTTGTAGAAGCATCTTGTGCTGTAGTAGGATCTGCTACTCCTGTAATTTTAGGAGCGCCAACTAGTGCAACATTACCTCCAGTATGTGGTTCTAATTCAAGATCTAATGCGCCTGATAGTGTACTAAGTCTTGTGTTTTCAATTCTAAGTTGTGCTGTTGGAGGTACGCCTGGTCCAACGTTAATAACGTTCTGTGTACCAAAGGCTGTAACACCTGGAATACTTGTAATACCAGCACCTAAACTGTTTCCAGTTAGTACAGGAATACCATCAATCATAAACACTTTGCCTGATGCTACGTTAAAGTTTTCTGAGCTTGTCCAAGATTGAGCAGCAAGTGCAGGATATTCTGGAGTGCCAGGTAGTCCTAAGTCGGACCACATCAATACGTGATCTGTTGTTCCTTTAAGAACAATACCGCCACCGTCTGCAATAGTGTTTGAGTTACTTGCACTGTCGCCTGTTTGTGCAAGTACAATGTATTTGTCTTCAATTTCTAATTCTGTTTCTCTAATAACAGCAATGTCGCCATCATTAATTGTAAGTCTACCTTTAATAGTTAGGTCGCCGCCAATTTCTGCACTACCATCAATTTCAACAGTACTTGTAGGTTGACCGTCATACAACTTAATAGTTCTAGTTTCTGGATTAATTGAAATTGCTTCTTCCTGTGTAGTAGCATCTGATCTAACGTCAAAGATAATTTGTTTACCAGTAGCCTGGTTTGACATACGAACGTTACCGTTACTAACTTGAATAACACCCTGTCCACCTGCACCAAACTGTAAGCCTAAATCACTTTCAATTTGTAACGCATTTTGTAAACTGTTTGCTGTATCTGATCTAACATATAAACTAGCATCAACATTGTTAAGTTTTTCTGAGTTTGTAGTTGTAACATCAAACTTAATACCTGAAAGTGTACTTGCATTAAAGCCTGGAATAATACTTCCTTCGTACCCTTCAATATTATTTTTAGGTGTAAATGTATCTTTAGAAAATATACCTAATAGCACACCGTTATTAAACAAACTTGTAATAACACGAGTTTGGTTCAATGTATCAAGTATGCTTGTTACACGTAATCCTGATACACCCTGACTATCTGAATAGTCTGGTCCTAGCAAAATAGTGTTAGTACCGTCAAAGAAGTATAACTGCTTGTCACTGTCGTTAAACCATAAGTCACCAACACCTAGTGTTTCAGGTTGTGTACCTGCAATAGTTGCTGAACTTACAGGAACAAATGCTGTACCAGAATAAACTTTTAGTTTTGCTTCCGATGCGTCATACCAAATCTGTCCTCTAACAGGCTGTGTTGGTTGTGCAATGCTTGAAAAGTTTTCAAGTATTTTAATAAAGTTTTCGTTAAGTGATTCGCCAAACCCACTATAGTTTTTACCAATAAGAGTTATATCAGTCGATATATTGTCAATCTGACCATCGGCAACAGTTGCTACAATCGATCCGTCTGTTTTATTAATTTGATATGCCATCTAGTCTCTCTACCTTAAGTTGTTGTAAATTTCGGTGGTCCCGATCTAATTATATAATTTACTGTTAAGAACGGATTCATAACACCAATTGGTTGACTAAATGCAACCGTACCGTCAACATCAATACCACCTGTATTTGGTTGATACACTGCGCCGTTTGATATAGATGGTCCAAGTCCAAAGTCAGCATCTCCAACCGCTGCTCCACCAACTGCAACTGATGCATATTGAATACGGTCTTTAACAAATGTGTGTTCGTGTTCTGGAAGATTGTTCTTATCTAGTGTTACAGTACTCTGTCCACTAGTACTACCAAGTGTTTGTGCCGCAACACCTTCTACTCTAGCAGTATCAGGTTCGCCGCCACCGTTATCAACAAATCCACCTGTGCCGTTAGGTACATCAATATTATTATCCATATTGTGTTTACCTAAACCAAAGCGTCCTCTAAAGTCTGGAAGTCTATATGTTCCTGCACCATTAAGTGATGATACACCGTTGTATCTTGTTCCGATAACATCAAATAAATCCGGAAACTTAGCTCTTTCAACTTCGCCGCCATCACATAACAAATAACCGTATGGTACATTGTTTCCTGCAAATGGCATAATTGATCCTATTGGAACACCTAAGTCGCCAATAAATGTATTTCTACTTTGTCTTAAAAGACCTGTACTTGCACCTGTGTCTGAAACTGCTCTAAAAACTAATATTTCGTCACGTATTTCTGATACGTTAGGAGTAGGAGTATCCTTACCTTGAATAATATTTGATGTTAGTTCAGTTGTAAAAATTTTATTTGTTGCGCCAACTTGTCCATCAAACTGAATTGTATCTGAAATAACGTCTCCAGCAAGTTGGAAACTTGTAACATTTTTTAAGTTAGTTGCTGTGTTAGCATTACCTGTAATGTTACCGTTAATAGTTCCTTCAATTTCGTCTGCAATAACTTTCTTAGCATAAACGTTACTCCAACGTTTTGTTAAACTACCTAAGATATGTGTATCTGTTGTAGATGGTTCAATGTTTTTAGTAAACGTATTTCCTACAACACTTAAAGCATTACCAACAAGTAGGTTCTTACCTACAGCAATACCACCTGCTGTAACAATTGCACCTGTCTCTAAGTTAATTGTTTCTTGGTCGTTAGTGACACTAATTGTACCTGTAATTTGTGCATTACCGTCAACGTCTAATTCTTGATCTGGTGAAGCAACGTTAATACCTACTTTGTTATCAGCAACACGTAAAATTGTTGTTGGTACACCGTTTCTGTTTGTTTGTAAATCTACTGAACTTCCTGAAGCACTGTTATAAATCTTAGCAGCAGTAGCAGAAGTATTAATATTAAAGTTACCATCAATACCAATTGTTAAACCACTGTTGTTTCTAACGTTGATTCCAAAGTCTGTTGTATTAACTTGATCTGATCTTAAAAATTTACCTGCGGCAATTTCTAATCCACCAATGTTAAGTGCATCAGCATTTGCTGCTGTACCTACTAATCTTGGAAGGTTACCGCCTAAGAAAATACTTGCAAATTCACTTGCTTCTTGATCATTGGCTGGTGTACTAATATTGATACCTGATTTAATTTCATCAAAGCCCGCAATACTAATTTTAGGAGTAAATGAATCTTTACTAATAATAACGACTGGTTTGTCGCCAATGTATAATATTAATATACTTCTGTCAGCGTTTGTACTATCAGAAATTGTTTCAACTGCTGGTCCATAACGTAGTCCGTCAATTGAACTTTCTTGTGGTCCTACAAGTAGCCATCTTGTACCTGTATAAATTCTTAACTGCTGGTTAGTTGTGTCAACCCAAAGTTCACCTACTTTAGATGTTTCTACACTAGGTGCAACTGGTGACTTTTGAATGTTTGATGCTGCTTTCCAGTTTGTGTTATCCCATAACTGTAAAACACCGTTAGTTGTATCATACCACAGTTGTCCTTCAGTTGGATTAACTGGTTGGTTAGCACTTGCAAAGTTTTCTAATAAGTTTAGAAAGTTCTCT